ATACTTTGGGCCCGAGTGGACCAATAGCGTGAATTTAATTCCATCGATGGGAATTACGCTGGACATTCCCACCGTATTAAATAGCATATCATCTGAAGATAGTTACGAAGGTGACTTCGCGACACGCAGGGCGCTAATTCACACATTAGATTTTACGGTTCGCGGGTACTTCTTCGGTCCAGTTCGAACCAGCGGTATAATCAAGAGAACACAGATTGATTTAAATATCGTGGCTGCACAATCAAATACAGATGTTCTATATGGCATTCAAAGCACTTCTATTACTCAAGCTGATATAGACAGAACTGGGCGAAGCTCGCGCGTCGTAGTTACACCCGGGCTATTGGCTAATGGTTCTCCGACTACAAATAGCGCAGCATCTATAGCGCGGTCACTAATCTCGGCCAATTCAAACTATGGGCTGGCTGCGAATACATTCACATACACCGATGGTAAAAAGTATGACCCAGTAAGCGGATCAGATAATCTTCGTATTCAGCAGAAACAAAAAACGCGAATGGATTTACCCAGCTAATGTCACAGTTAAATGATAATATGAATAAGATATTGGATATAACTCCATCGGCAGTGGTATTGGATACGGTATCTCTTCCTGCAACTTCTGTAGGCGTGCTGGACGTAAGTGACGATTTTGCAGTTGCGCGTAATAATATTCGTAATATAATAGAGCGAGGAGACGATGCGCTGGAATGTGCGTTGGAGCTGGCCAAAGAAAGTGAGCATCCGCGCACATATGAAGTAGTTGGGCAGTTAATCAAGGTGCTAGTCGATGCCAACAAGGATTTACTTAATATACATAAGCAAAGAAAAGAATTGAATACAACAGAATCAGAATCATCTGCGAAGAATGTAACTAATGCAATATTTGTCGGTAGTACCGCAGAATTACAAAAGATAATACGAGGTAAAGCAAATGTGGAATAATATACGTAAGTTTTTCAAGTCTGTGTTTCATATCGGTTGGGGTTCTCGATTCGTACCGAATAAACCAGCAGCGGAGTCGGCCGTGCAGAAGATAGCGCCATCAAGCAAAGCCAATAATAAGATTAGGGCAAATGCTGCTAAGGTCAAGATTCGGCGCGCCCGCAAGAGTGTAAATGATTCTAACTAATGAGTGATCTATATCTAGCTAATCCTAAACTAAAACGCTCGCACGTTCCGATATCTTTCACGCAAGAGCAAATTGAAGAATATATGCGATGTGCGAACGACGTTGAATATTTTACGGAAAAATATATCAGGATTGTGCATATTGACCGAGGCCTGATTCCCTTCGCTATGTACGATTATCAACGAAAAATGATGCGAACATTCAAGAATGAGCGATTCGTAATTACGAAGATGCCCAGACAGTCCGGTAAGAGTACCACGGTCACTTCGTATATCGTATGGAAGATATTATTTCAGGATAATCAAAACGTAGCTATTCTTGCCAATAAAGGGCGTCTGGCTAATGATCTTCTAGGTAAGGTAAAGCTTGCATATGAGAATCTTCCTATATGGCTACAGCAGGGAGTTGTTACTTGGAATAAGGGTAATATCGAACTAGAGAACGGAAGTAAGGTGCTTGCCGCAGCTACTTCGTCAAGTGCAATTCGCGGTGGTTCATATTCTATGATATTACTTGACGAATTCGCATTCGTTCCGCGAAATATTGCCGAAGACTTTTTCTCTTCAGTATATCCTACTATTAGCTCCGGTTTTACATCGCAGATCATTATCGTATCTACACCAAATGGTATGAATCATTACTATAAGATGTGGGCAGATGCAATTGAAAAACGTAGTCTTTATATTCCCATAGAAGTATCTTGGCGCGAAATCCCAGGGCACGACGATGCCTGGCGAGATCAGACAATTCGCAATACCTCCGAGGAACAATTTAAACAAGAATTCGAATGTAATTTTTTAGGCAGTACCAATACGCTAATAAATCCCAACAAGATTCGCGAATTGACTTTTGTATCTACGACTCGCGACAAATGGGGGCTGGACATCATCGAGACGCCTATAGCCGGGCGTACCTATGTCATGACGGTCGATACCAGTCACGGTGTAGGAAATGATTATTCGGCGTTTTCGATTATCGATGCCACTTCTATTCCATATAAGGTGGTGGCCAAGTTTCGCGACAATATGATATCGCCTCTCATGTATCCTGAAATAATATATAGGTATGGAAAATGGTACAATGATGCGTTTGTTCTTGTAGAATCTAATGATATCGGTTCGCAGGTTGCAACGTCACTACAAAGCGATCTTGAGTATGAAAATATATTGACGAGTGTTAAACGTAATAGTGCAGGGCAATATATCAGTTCGGGCTTTGCTGGCTCTTCTCAGCTAGGCATTCGTATGACAAAACAGGTTAAGCGCATAGGATGTTCTAATATCAAGGATCTTATAGAGGATAACAAGATAATAATACAGGACTTCGACGTAATTCAGGAAATTTCGACCTTCATTCAGAAAAAACAATCATATGAGGCCGAAGATGGGCACAATGACGATCTTATGATGACGCTTGTTATGTTTGGGTGGTTGGTTAGGCAATCATTCTTTCGTGAGCTAACTAATACTGATATTCGAGCCAAAATGGCGTCAGAACGCTATTCCGATATGTTAAATGACCTACTACCTGCAGGGTTTATAGACGATGGGCAATCTCCTGAGCCAGAAAATATGGAGACATATGTATCGGGGTTTGCCCGTACTGATTTTTGAAAAACTTCGTTATTATAAATAATCACGAATAATATCGATAAGGTATAACAAGGAGAATTAATATGCCGTTTCAAATTTCTGCCGGCGTCAATGTATCGGAAATCGACCTTACTACGATTATTCCCGCAGTAAGCACGACTGAAGGTGGTATCGCCGCACATCTACGTTGGGGCCCCGTCAACACTCGCGTTCTTGTTGATTCAGAAGACGCGCTGGTCAAGCAATTCCAGGCACCCAATGCCAATACATACACAGACTTTTTCCCAGCCGCCAGCTTTTTAAGTTACGGCAACAAGCTATATGTGGTTCGTGTTGTTAATGGTAGTGCGAATACGATTAACAAGAGTTCGACATCTGCGGCCAATGCGCGCAATGCTCATTCTGCGACAGCAAACACAAAGAATACGATTGTGTATAGCAACGAAGATTACACACTACGCTACGCTCCGTCGTCTGGCACGGGTGCGGCCATTAGCGGTATCGGTAATTGGTTAGCTAAGTATCCTGGCGATTTGGGTAATTCGCTTCGAGTTTCCGTGTGCCCAACTGCCAACGCATTCCAAAGCACGCTTTCGGGTAAGCTTGTATTCTCTAATAACAGCACGACCGTAAATCAAGTCGGCGCGGCTACTTTATCTACTACAGTTAAGGTTGGCGATATTCTACTTGCCGGAGCGGACAAGATTAGAGTTCAGGTCGCAAGCATCACATCCGCCAATGTTCTTGTGCTTCGTAATAAGTTTGTGGGTAATACTTCACCCGCGGCTGGTTACACTACCGTTAGGCAGTGGGAGTTCAACGATCAATTCGATTCTGCTCCGGGCACATCCGAATATGTATCGACGCAAGCTGGTTCCGGCGACGAAATGCATATTGTCGTCGCAGATGAAGATGGAAAGTGGACCGGCACGGCTAATACCGTGATCGAGCGATTCAGCAAGGTGTCCAAGGCCTTCGATGCAAAGACGGCCGACGGAACTGGGAATTTCTACGTTAATGTAATAAACGATAGATCCCAGTATATCTGGTTTGCGGCTCATTCAAGCACGATGTCTAACGCTGGTAAGCTGGCCGCAGGCGTATCGTTTGGCACGGGCGCGCAGACCGTAATAAATGATTCGCTCACATACGGCCGCGATGGTGCACTTCCTCGAAGCACCGACTATATTAACGGTTACAATATGTTCTCTGACCCAGAAAAGGTCGATGTTTCTCTTGTTCTCGGAGGAGAAAGCACCGCTACGGTAGCCCTTCATATCATCGACAATATCGTAGAGAAGCGTAAGGATTGCATTGCAATTATTTCACCTCCACGTTCAACTGTGGTGAATAATTCAAACTATCTCAACAAGGAAGTTGATGATATGGTCAGCTTCCGAAATGGTCTGACTTCATCGTCTTATGCTGTCATGGATAGCGGAATGAAGTACACATACGACAAATACAATGATCTATATCGATACGTAGCCCTCAATGGTGATACCGCCGGTCTAATGGTTCGTACCGATGAAGAACGCGATCCTTGGTTTTCACCTGCAGGCTTCAATCGTGGGCATATTAAGAATATCATCAAGCTGGCCTTTAATCCAGCAAAGGCCGCACGCGATCAGCTTTATAAGAATGGTATTAATCCCGTAGTGACATTCCCCGGTCAGGGCTCTGTTCTATTCGGCGATAAGACTCTTCTATCGAAGCCAAGTGCATTTGATCGTATCAACGTCAGGCGCCTATTCATCGTTCTTGAAAAGGCTATTGCCGTCGCCGCGAAGTTTACCCTATTCGAGTTCAACGATGAGTTTACACGCGCTCAGTTCCGAAATATGGTAGAGCCTTTCCTGCGCGACGTTCAGGGCCGTCGAGGCATCTTCGACTTCCGTGTCGTATGCGATGGCACAAACAACACACCCGAAGTCATTGATCGTAATGAATTCATCGGTGATATCTACATCAAGCCAGCACGGTCGATCAACTTCAT